AGCTTCCTGCAGTATGTGCAAGGTGGCATTCCTGCGCGATCTGCTGCGCAATTGCTTGGTATTGACAATCTGGATGAGTATTGGCCTGCAGATACTGCACCAACACCAGTCGTCACAGACACAGTCACAGAGACAGTCAATCCTGCGCCAGTCTCTGCGCCATTGCCTGTCGAGACAGAGATTGTGGCACTGCCTGCAGATGCTGAAGCAAAGAATGCAGAATGGGCACTACTCTCAAAAAAAATTGAGCGCAGAATCAAAACCGGTCGCGATCCCAAGACATCATTTGATTCTGCGCTGATTCCGATTGACCGTATTGATGCAGTCATGGAGCGATGCTATAAAGGCATGACCGTCGCAGATGTGCATGAAATCATTCATGCCATCAAAGCACCAGTAGACGACATGACGCCAGATGAATTGCGCATTTACAATCGAATCATCAAGGAAATGCGCGCAAAAGGCCAGCAATGGGCACGAGACATTGCCAAAGACAAAACGCCAGAGACATCACTGCGCGAAATCATAAAGCCAGTACTGGATGCTGAGCTGAACACGACCATGGGGAAACGCATCGACAGACTAGGTACACAATTCAGCATTCCCATGGATACTGGAGACCAATCGCGATATATCCAAGACTGGCTATCTGATTACACACCAAAGACCACAGATAAGATTGACCAGACCACAGCAGACCGCATCAAGCCAATCATTGAAATGTATCGCACCACACCAGGCATGACCATTCAAGATTTGGAAAATGCTGTGCTTCCTCTGAGCGATCCAATGCGTGCAAAGATGATAGCCATCACAGAGACCACACGCGCAGCTTCGCAGGCAACGACATCGTACAAAGATTATCTTGCACAGCGAGGAATTCAGATGACACGCGTCTGGAATACTGATGCAGATGAGCTTGTGTGTGCCATATGCACTGGTCAGGTCTATGGCGTAAAGCTCAATGGAGCGACTGAAGACCAATGGCCAGCTGAATTATCAGAAGGGCCTCCAGCACACGTCAATTGTCGATGTGACACGTCTCTGAGATTGGTAAAGTAATGGCAAACATCATCACAATTGAAATGCTTGGCAGGATCGGCGAAGCGCAGATTGGCGAAATGATTCGCACTGTTACACTTGGATATGCTGTGCTGGTGCAAGGCCAGCTGAATGAGGACAAACCTGCACCTCCAGCAAGAGGAAGCATGAAATACAAATCTGAGAAGCAACGACGATTTGTGATGGCCAATTACAAAAGAGGTGCAATCACTGTGCCATATAAGCGAGGCACTGGCTCAGGATTAAGAGGAAGCGAGACATTGAATCGCTCATACAGTGTTACTTTGTCTGGAGATGAGGCAGTGCTGACTAGCGCAGCATCGTATGCGCCATATGTCGTCGGTGATCAGCAAGCAGAGATACACAAAGGAAGATGGAATACTGCAACACAAGCTGTTGATACCATCCAAGGCAATGGCACACTCGACAAACTTGTCGCACAAGCAATGGAGTCACTCTGATGCCATATCATATTGAAGTAGAGAATGGCAGATATTGTGTGTACAAAGATGGCGAAAGCAATGCAATGCAATGCTATCAAAGCATGGACAAAGCAAACGCATATCTGACTGCACTCAACATCGCCACATCGAATGAAATCAAAGCTACCTACATTGCACCACAGTCTGTGGCAGACAATGCCAGACTCGCACTGGACGTGCGATCTGAGAAACCACAAAGCCAGCAAGGGATGACCGCTGTTGGCTTAGCACGCGCAAACCAATTGGCCAATCGTGTGCCAATCAGTTTGGAAACTGTTCAGCGAATGGTGTCATACTTTGATCGTCATGAGATTGACAAAGAAGGTGCAACATGGTCTGAGCGAGGCAAGGGATGGCAGGCATGGTATGGCTGGGGAGGCGATGAAGGAAGAGTGTGGGCAAATCGTATTTTAAGGGAGATCAGCATGGAAACGAAAGCTTCGCGACGACATTCTGAGACTGACATGGAAGCATTGCGCATGGCTGCGCATCACACCAAGCAGACCATGAAAGCACTGCGTACTGTTGGCTATGATGGCGTCAAGCCAAAGAGCGTCAAAGCACTCGACGAATCTGTTACTCTCACTGAGCGACAGATTTACATGTATGAGACATACGAAGCATTGGTCGAAGAGTATGGCGCATTTGACCAGGGGATCGGTGCCAATGGCGCACATTATGCTGATGGCGAACAAAATCCCTTTATCGAAGAAGGCATCGTGTGTGGCTCATGCGTGTTTTTTGCTGAAGGAAAATGCGAAATCGTCCAAGGCAACATCGACGCAGAAGGAATCTGCAAGCTGTGGATCATTCCAGAGTCAGCACTGAATCTCATTGCTGTTGAGGAATTGGACACAGAAGAAACCATGGAAGAATCTGCACCTGAGCCAGCAGAAATCGTCAGCGAGTCTGAGCAAATCGAAGACGAAGAAGAAGCAGTTTCCTCCATGCATGAAATGGACGAGAAAGAATCCATGAAATCATCTTCTCTTGACAGCAATGCGATAATGAAAGCAGAAGCAGCGAAACGGTTTGCTCAGCGATTGATTGGTGGCAAATGAATTCAATCACACAGGCAATCAAAGCAATTGCGCCATACACACTCGCAGGTCGAGGTGTGGTATATGGTGGCGAAGATTTGACTGGTGATCGCTTCAGCAAAGACACCGATTTTGGCGCAACACGAAGCTTTGTCGGTATGCCTGTATACTATGACCATGCGCTTGGTGGCATCAAAAGCCAGATCGGCATGGTCAAAGCATGGGCACCTACTGACGACGGGATTGATGTCCAGATTGAGCTTGACCGTCGTCACAAGTATGCACAAGACGTCATGAAGCTGGCAGAATCTGGCGCATTAGGTCTCAGCACTGGCGCACTGCCACATCTTGTCGAGCGGGTCAATGGCGAAATCAAAAGGTGGGTCGTTGGTGAAATCTCATTGACACCAACACCTGCTGAGCCTCGCACCACTACCGAAGTTATGACCAAAGGAATAACTGTGCGCACTGCGACAGGTAGCACTGGTCTTGACGATATCAAATCAGCAGTACACACAAAGGAAGACACACATACCATGGACAACATCAAAGACGCAGTCAAAGCAGCCATTTCCGAATTGGCAGGCGAGCCAGTGGCAGGTGGCACGTTTCATGCACCAGCAGTGAAGGCATCACTGCCAGCATCAGTCGAAGCAGAATCCCCATACTCCAGCAACGAATACCATGGCGCATACAAAAGCTTCATGCGCGGATCGTCTGACGCATCGGTCATGAACACCTTGACCAATGCCAAGAGCGCAGCAGCCAGCTTCTATAAGACCATGACTGAAGCAACGAACAATGATGGTGGCTTCACTGTACCAACGACCATCAATCGCGAAATCGTTGCCAAGCGCGACGAATTGTCATTCCTTGGCCAGGTCGGTTTCACTCGTGTGACGACTGAATCTTGGAAGCACATCATGCCTGCGCAGAGTGTCAAAGCAACTCCCGGAATCGTTGCTGAAGGTGTGACTGCGACTGCATCTGAGCCAAATCTTGCAAACTCAAAGACGATTCAGCTGTACAAAGATACTCTTGAATTCGCTTTGTCGGATGAGCTTTTGGCAGACACGTCAAGCAATTTGGAGCAATTCATTCAGAATGAAATTGCGCGTGCCATGGCAGTCAGTGCTAACAATTACATCGTCAATGGTACGGGATCAAGCCAGCCATACGGTTTGCTTACTCGCGTAACGAACACCTTTGCTTTCAGTGCTACTGCCATTACCAATGCGCAGATTGTCGGTCTCTCAACTGATGTTGCTGGCGAATATCTGACCAATGGTCAGACTGGCTTCATTATGCAGAATTCGACATGGGGTGCATTGAAGACTCTCGACCTGACCAATTACAATCGCATCACTGAGACTGTCAATGGTATGCGTATGGTCGAAGGATGGCCAGTGATGTTGTCTGCGCAGATTCCTGCGATTGGCACCACTAACAAATCCATCATCTTTGGTAACTACAACTTCTACGCATTCTGTGAGCGCACGTCTGGTGTCCAGATTGAGCGATGGCGCGACATTCGCAAAGGCCTGACCTATGTCGTCGCATCATGGCGATATGGTGGCGATGTGACGCAAATCGAAGCATTCGCAGTCGGCGTACACGCTTAGTCAATTGGGGATGTGTCAAGGAATCCTTGACACATCCCCACAAAAGGATTCCCCAATGAAAATCCAAATGCTCCATGGCATAGTTTTCCGAGAAGGTAAAATCAATACTGCGTATTCTGCTGGCGATGTCGTTGATGTCAGTGAAGCAGAAGCGAAGCAATTGATTGCTGAAGGATCCGCAGTCGCATTGGAAGAAACGCCAGTCACTGAGCCAAAGCCAAAGAAGACGACGAAAGTAATCTGATGGCCTACACAACGACTGCTGATCTTAAAGCGTACATGAACATCACTGCGTCGTCTGATGACACGCAGCTTGGCAATGCAGTCACACGTGCGCAGTCGATGGTGGATAAGGCAACACATCGCACGTTCGAAGCTTCTGCAGACTCGACTCGCACATACACACCATTATTGTTCAATGATGGTGGCGATTTGATGGACTATGACACGCTCTATCTTGGCACCGATCTCTACACACTGACCAGCATCACAAATGGCAATGGAGATGCAGTATCGCTCAGCGATGTTGTACTACTACCATCCAATGTGAAGCCAGCATATGGCATCAAAATCAAACGTGGTGTCAATGTTGAATGGAATTATGTGGTCTCTCCAGAGAATGCCATCAGTGTGACTGGACGGTTTGCATACAGTCTGACTGCACCAGCAGACATCGTTGCAGCAACACTGCGCATCGCAGCATACCTGTATCGACAGCGAGAAGGAACACCAGACAGCGATCGTGCAATTCTCAGTGCTGATGGCATGGTGTTGGCTGCACCTCAGATTCCAAAAGACGTCACAAGCATGCTTCGACCGTATGTAAGGCGATCATTATGAGTAGTCAACTGGTGTCGATTGTGG